TTGATGTACCCCATACAGCCTGCAAGGTCTGTAGAACCTCAGAAGATGCTGTGTCATTGAGGAAGTCGATTGTGACAGATGATGCCTCTAGACCCTTGACGAACTTATGGCCTGAGTCACCCATTGCTGTTACTTCTAGCTCATCGAATGCTCGGTTGATTGTTACTGCTGTAACGTGGTCAGACAAGTCGACTGAATTGACTGTCAAGACTACGCCATTATTTAAGAATACAGCCATTGGATTATTCCTCGTCTTTCTTAGTAGTTACTGGCTTTGCTGCTGGTGTTGCTACCTGCCCGATTTTGATCAGGAAGGCGTCTCTTTCTTTTTCCCACTCGGACATGTTAGCTCCAACTCGTTAGGATTGATATGTTGATATTGCAAGTAAGTAGATCACCTGACGCGGCACTGAGTACGGCAGGAGCCGATACATCGGAGACATTGTAGGTGTATGAAGATGCAGCGAGCAGGCTAAACACGCGCACGATGTCATCTTCAATTCCATTGAGATTACCCTCATTATCGAGCAAGGGCACGAGGATCGACAGCTGAAAGTTAGCCATAGGAGCGATCGTTGTATAAGAATTATTAGAGGGCGTGATGTAAGGATCAGCAGGGCTGACTATCACGCTATTGGCAATAGGTGTTGCAGGTGGGAATGAGAAGACTGAATACTTTGTGTTATCTGTAAGAGCTGCTGCGATACCTGCGCGGAGTGTTGATATGGCGGCCATTAGCCCACCATCGATCTCGGATCAAGATACGGAGCAAGCAAACCTCGAACGCGAGCAAGAAGGGTGTTGCCCATGCGGAAAGGCGAAGGTGCGTAGCCATCGATCGTGACGCCGCCGCTTGATGGCGCTTGGCGCGATTGCCAGATGTCAATCGAGATCATAAGAGATGCTTCTTGAATTGCCGGAATCGTTGTATAGTCTGTGTAAGTCTCAGCTGCTGCAATGCCATAAGGATTAACCTCATGGTAAGGATTATTATTACCAGCCGTTATTGTAATATTAAAATCATAAGTATTGATTGCTGTAATTGTCTTTGATCCATTGAAGCGGCTACCTGCTCCGCTAATTGTCACAGTCTGACCTACATAAAAGACTTTATCTATAGGTACATCAAAGTAGAGAGTGCCAGTAGTGTCATCGCTGGAATGCGCAATGATTGACTGCTGGTTCTTCCATAGAAAGGGCAAGAGAACGTTATCTGCGGCATCTACCACTTCTTGAAGCGTGGCGTCAGCGTACAGCGACCCAACACCTAGCGCGGTGCGAAGCTCTGCAACTGTTGTCAATGCCATGCTCTTATCCTTTCTAAAGACTGGCAGGGTAGAAGGGCACTACCCTGCCAGCGACTTAGTGTGTTTCTTAGGTGAAGTTGAACCAGTTTGCGCCAGCGCCTAATTTAGTGGCGACAGCTCCCTGACCGAAGAGTAGAATATCTACAGTTCCGTCAGAGTTGATGTTTGTACGAAGTTGCTGACGAGCACCCTCGTACCATGTGTAAGCATCTGGGTTTACAACTAGCATTGAGTAATCGCCAGTTCCTACTGGTGCGGCTGATGTGATGTAACGAGATACACGAAGATCAAGACCTGCTACTGAACCACGAACGCTAAGAGGTGAAAGTGCACCACCTGCGTTTTGAGGGTTTGCAGCAATGTAGATTGGTCGTCCGTTATCGTTGTATGACATAATGTTTGCCCATTGTGCTGGTGTAACTACAATGTTACGAGCAAATCCAAGTGATGCTGAATAAACAGCAGCAGCAGCGCTTGAGATGTACTTTAGTAATCCATCGGCTGAATTAGCTTGTGCTGTTGCGTTGAGAGCTCCATCGTTTCCGATTACGCCAGTTACATACTGCTCCGTGTCTTTTGCGTAAGCAAATTCCATCTGAGTAAGAAGCTCATCTAAAAATGCAGGGCTTGAGTTTGTGAGAAGTTCGAGAGTTGTGATAGCACGACCCTTAAATGACTTCTTTGTTACTGTAATGTATGAAGCCTCAAGCTGTGATTCTGTGACAGCTGCGTTCTCATCAATCTGATCTACAATAGGAACTTCAGTAATCTTTGGCAGCTCGAAAGTTTTTCCAAATTCTGGCATTGTGCCGCGAGTAATTGAGTCAATTACTGGGCGATCAGCGTTAGAAAGGAAGTTAAGGAGTTGTGTGCTTTGTGGTGTTGGGATAAATCCTGCACCTGTTGTCTGATCGTTGTCAGCAGCGCGAAGCCATTGACGTGAATCTTCATCACCAAAGAGGTTAGCCTTTAGTGTGTTTTCAAGGTAGTTACGCTTTGTAACTTCGATGCGTGGTGTTGTGTACACCATTGCTTGGACAGTAGGACGAGCAGCTTCTACAGCCGCAGCCTCTACTGGTGTTGCTTCGACTGTTGTGTCTTCCACGACTGTCTCGCTTTCTGTAGGTAGGGGTTCTTCTACGGCTTCTGCTGACGCTTCTTCCGCTGCGATCTCCAATACTTGAGCCGACTTAAATGCAGGCTCAGTTACTAGAGAAACTTCTTTTAATTTAGCCGCTGTGACGACTGTGTGGCCGTCGCGTGATGGCTTTGATGAAATAATCTCTGCGCCGATAGAAAGGCCAGAAACAAGGCCTTCGCTGGCCATGACAAGCGCGTCAGTACCGGCAGTTGAGCGAGATAACTTGAAAGTAGCGTAAATGCCGTCGTCTTTAATCTCGCTAGTTGTCATGCGGCCAATCGGCTTCTTCATGTCATGCTGGCTAAATAATTTAATCTTACTAGGGTCTTCAATCTCAATAGATCCAGACTCAAAAGTGTACGCGCCAAGGTTAGTCTGGCCGACTTCGCCTGTACCTAGTGGCACGATCTTTCCAGATATCTCGCGGCGATCTTCGCTGCACTCGATAGAGGATGCTTCAATGTATAGCGTCTCCATTAGTAATCACTTCCGTTAGGTGTCATGTCTTCCATCTCCATCGCTTGCTCTGTTGTAATAAGGCCAAGGCTCAGCATCTTCTCAATGACGAGAAGTCGCTCCATAGGTTCTACACGTAGGAACGAAGAATCGAGGTCAAACTTTACGAAGTGTCCAGCCGTAGATATATCGTCCATGCTTAAGCGTTCTTCGATTGCGCAGATGTACGGCTGGAACGCTAGTGCAACGAGCTGCTTACGCTCGTCAATGATGTTGGCATAAGTCATTGAGGTATTCTGATCAGCTGAAAGGTAGTAAGCCGGTACGCCGCATAGTCGAGCGATTTCAGTAGCTAAATTCTGTACGGCCTCGTTATACATCATGTCTTTAGGGCTAAATCCGACTGTTTCGTAATTAAGAGTTGAAGTAAGATAAGCCGTTGAGCGATTTTGACGAGCAGTCTTGAAGGCTGCAAGTAGTCCCTGCACTTCTGCTGGAGGTAGGTCTGCGCCTGTGTTCTTGATGTAACCTGTAGGCATTGGAGTGCCTGCTGCTATAGCTGCCGCTTTCTGAACATCAATTGCGCTCTGAATTGTGCGTGATCCTGTAGTCAAAATGCCTTCATTAAATGCTTGAAATGTTACTAGAGATCCAAGGCCGGACATTGGACGAGGTGATCCATCGACGTAATACTGTGTAACAAAAGTGTTATGAATGTCAAGGTCGAAAGTAACGCGAGTGTTAGCAACCCAATCAAATGACGCGCCGCGACCATCTTCCTGATAGACCTCGACAATTTCGAGAAAGGCCTGACCATAGAATAGAAGGCTATCGACTAGCCAACTTAAGGTGACGAATTGTGGCTGTGATTTAGAAAGCTGGTGAACCCATCGAGGGGCGGCAATTTCTTCGCCTGTAGATTTCTTCTTATACTCAAGCGGAATAGATCCGACTGTGCAGAGCAAGTCTCTGCATCGTTTAAGAGCTGGAACGCTCATAGCGTCGCGGCGAGCAATTACTGGGAAGGTAAAATTATAAATGCCATTAATGCTATCGCCCATAATTTGCGGCGCATATTGAGCTTCAACGGCTTTTGGCTTACGATCAAATAGACCCATAGACGGCAATTATACACTACATGTTGTGTTATTCGGTGTATATAGCCGCTACCTGTTGTGGTTTCAATAGCATCGATACGACCATCGCTAGACCAATCGGCGCTGAAATATCGCCTGCACTTTTACGCTTTACGATTCGCCATGATGAGTCATTAACTTTAGCCGCGCAGTTATTCATCTGTTGGATTAACTCGGCTTGGCCGTTATGCACTACGCGATGATTGACTAGACCATCAAGAAGGTCAGAGCAAGCCTGATAGAACTGCTGGCCTGAGACGTCTTGCGTTATTTGTCCGGCATTAGCCAATCGTTCGCTGATTGATTGCGTCGCGTACTTGTCGTAGCAGATCATCTTAGGTCGATATTGATCAGCCCATCCCTTGATGTCAGCTGCAATCTTTAAGTCATCGACCGAGACTTGGCTTTCCCACGTCTGGAGAATCCCGACACCAATTCTTCCGTCACCCATAATCTGACCAGCAACGAGGCTCGCATTGCGGCGAGATGGAGATACATCGAAGCCAAAGACTGTATAGCCACCGATCGGAATCTGGAGCGTGGAATCGGAGGTCTCCTCAAGTACGCCATGAGGCCATGGACTCTGTAGAGAATCAATCCATTGGCATAAAAGTTCAGTTCGAGTGTCTTCAATCTTGTTAGTTGCCACAGCTTCTTCAAGTGATTCCTCCGTTATGGTATGACCAAGCGCAGGATTGGCTAGCGCCCATCCATTGCGGTCGGTGATCTTGCAGTATTGCGGTGCTGAGTATTCATAGAATCCGAATGACTTAGGCGGTGACTCAAGGGCACGCGTTCTCAAATTATTGAGAGTTTCGGAAAAGGCATCGCCAGCATTGCTACTCAAAAAGGTCTGGCTATTAGCCCTTGCACGAGTCGTAGGGATCGCAGCTGTGTAGCCTTCCTTGCTTATCTCTCGGACTTCATCGATCCAAAGAAAGTCAGCCGTTCTGCCGCGACTTGAGTCACGAGTGTCGGAGACCAGATCCAAAGTAGCGCCGTTAAGCAGCTCTATTCGCTCGCCGCCGTTGGCGTAGCGGATGGCTTTAGTACCGGCCTTTAAGTGAGGCGTATTCTCGATAATCCATGCGATCTCACGAAAGGTCATAAGGGCAGTTGCTCGGTTAGATGACATGATCAGATGCTTCATCTCGCCACCATAAAAGAGACCCCAGATAACTCTCATGCGTCCTAGATGGCTCTTACCATTCTGGCGTGCTACCAATAACAGCGATGTCTTGCGAATGTAGTTGCCTTTAGCATCCACGCGCATCATGTCATCTAGAACCCACTTCTGCCATGGCATTAAGGGAGTCCCTAGATCATTTGCGAGCTTGGCGATCTCATCTGAGCGTGTTTTGCCTTTGAGAAGTGGACTGTGGAGCCTTGGCTTGATTGCCCCTCGTAGCGGATGTTTACGAGCGCCCATTAACTAGGACTGTCTGTGACTGGTCGGGCTGTAAAGGGACTGTCTGGCATCGTTCTGGACTGCATCGGGGATATATTGCCAGAAAAGACAGGGGGGCCCCACCACTCCC